AACCCAAAACTGCTCTGGTCAACATCGCCCGTTGTCAGTTCGTCCTTAAGATCAAGAGAATAGGAGCGGTTGCCCCTTATCTTGAACTGGTACCAAAGCCCTACCTCATCCTGCCCAATCCTCAATGTCCCTGACTTGGTACGGGCATATACTTTATCACTGCCGTGATTGTTCAAGGCCCGTACATCGTCACCCATTACATCGTCAAAAAACCCAGGGTCAATAGTTTCTATCCATACCTCATCGCCAAAGTCATACAACACCGTTTCGGAATTGAATTTTGCAGCATAGCCAAAGACAGAGTTTTTTTCGCCACCATCTTCCGTTGCTCTCATTTCTACCGGGTGCTCAACTGTCCTGAACTGAGGCACCGTTAAGTTCTTGAGTTCCTTTTCCATTTTTAGAAGGTTTATTATTTTGACCAAGGGAAAAGAATGCCTCCCTTTCCTTTTTTGTCATTTCTACCATTTGCGGTCTTTCATCAGCCGGGGCAAGGTTCAATTGTACCCAATGTTTTTTGCTCCACTCTTCCCCTTTAGCATTCAGCCCCAACATTTTCCGGCCATCGTCTATTGATATGATACCAACATTGAAGATCGTTCCTATCAGTTCGCCCAATGCTTCCGTATCTGCCCGTAATAGTTGTGAGTAATCGAATTTGTAGGTATGGTCGTCTTTTTCGGTTTCCCGTAGCAACTTGAAGTTAAGCTCACCTTCCCAATTTGTACCCCAAGGAAGTACCGTTTGTTGGTAATAATCCCGGTTCATCTGTTCGACATTATTGAATGTCGCTTTGTCAAGATGATTCAGCTTATACAGTGGCATGTTTAACCACCTACTTATTTCTTCAATTGAAAATTTCCTGCTTTCCAACAACATTGATTCTTGTGGTGTCATCGCTACCCGTTCAAATTCCATCCCACCACCTAAGACCATTACCCCACCTGAATTATTGGAACCATAGAATTTATCAACAAACCTTTCTTCTACGTCCTCAATACCTTCCTGCTTTAATTTGTGTGGGAATTTCAGGAACCCGGCAATATTACCACCCTTGCCCATTACGCTTGCTTCGTAGTCCTGTGCAGCAATGGCAACTCCAAAGCTTTCACGGCCAATGTGAGTCATATCTTCACCCATCAACCCCAATTCGGTATTATCATTCATTACTTGTGCAATGATGCCGGGACCACGTATATGCAAAATCTCTGTATATGGAATGTCACCAATTCCCCAGACCTTATAGAAAAGTTCATTTTTTGATTTGTACGGTTCAACCATACCCGGAACAAGAATGTGGAAGCTTTCCGGGCGTTGGCTTTTCTCATTACGCATGATCAAGGCATAGGCATTGCCCCGCAATATTGCAATAGCCGTCATGGTTACCCGAAAATGATAAGAAGTGAGGTGTGAACCGGGGAAACGCATTAGCCTATCAAGTGGATGGCTGCGCTGTCTTGTGCTGTTGTCTTCGTCGTCAAGCTTAAAAAATCCGATGGGTAGGCTGGCAATGGTTTCGCTAATCTGCCTAACTCCCTGCATTACTGCACTCAAACCAAGTACCGAAGAAGTATTAACACTGACGTTACTCTTAGTGCCACCGCCAACCGCCAACAATAACCACTCTTTAGGGTGCGTCAAACTGGAGATAGCCCGCTTTAGATAAGGGATTGGTGAAAGTCTTGAGATGTTTGGGAACCGCATCTATTAGATTTTCCACAAAAAAAAGGGCTATACATTGAAGATTAGCTAATATATTGTTATTTAATTATTGGGAAATGGAAAAAGCCCGGCAGGAATACCGGGCTTTAGTAGTAAAATAAAAGTGAAATGATGTTACTTTTTTTTATGCCTCAAGGATTGTGCATTGCATAGGCTTTGATAACAAGTGAAACGGTATATTTTGAAGTGAAAAAACATCTCATCTTCAGTCATCTCCCAGGCAATCCGGTAGTTATTGTCCTTTGCATGGAAGTAAAAACGTTTCCAATAGCCGGGATGTTTCAACATGTTCAATGCCCACCCAGGAATTACAACCGTTTCACTTTCCAAGAATGTCTGCCGCTGAATAAGTTTCTTCTTGTTTCTCATAATCCAGTGCTGCAAAAGCGTTAACGGTTGCGGAAAGACAATCTATCCTTTCCACACTTTTCCGTTTTGAAAGATAATAATTATCATGTTCAAGTTCTACCGTCATTGCATTTGACGCTTGCCACATATACAAGGCATTCCCACCATGAGAAAACGTCCCGTCCCTAATAAATCCTTCCCATTTCTTCAAAGGCCCGCAAGTATGGCGTGACGTTTGGCTTATTAAGTCCGCCTCAATCCCTGCCAACTGTATATCTTTTACAATTTGGGTAGCGTTGTAAGGGTCGGAAAGCAACAATTTGCAATCAAACTTTTCTGAATCACTGATTATTACCTCCAATATCTCACTATCACCGACCACATTTCCTACTACACTGCTTACAATTCCACTTCTAACCCACTCTCTAAAGTTTACATTTTCCTGCTCTACCCTTCGCTGTACCGTTTCGGAAGGAATCCAACAACGTACCAATGCCACATAGTAGTCATTTGATTCGTCCGGGGGGAATACCCATACCAAACTATTTGTGTCCTCACTCTTCGCTTTGTCCAGTCCGCCATAACATACCCGACCATATAAATCACTTTCATTTATTACGCCATGATCGCAACCGTTCCAATAGGGAAGTACCGACCAACTTACCTCATTACCCGTCCATACATTCAAGTGTAACCGAAGGAACCCGGAAATCTTGGAAGGCATTTTTTTGATTTCTTCCATCTGAAACCTGAAATAATCCTTATCTACCGTTATCCCATAGCCCGGATTTGCTTCTTTCCATAGTTTTACTTTGTCGTACTCCTTTAATGCCCGGTGTTCATCCCTAATACCGAAGAACTGTGTAAACCAAAACTCTGATTTTTCTACACCCATATGCACTTTGTAGGCTGCCCGGCTCAGTTCTTCCGCAAATGTTCCCCGATAACCTGCAGTAGTAAGGGCAAAAACAAGGGGCTGGGAACGTGCCGCAACTCCTTTACTCAAGGTATCCCAAAGTTCACTATTCTTTTGTTCGTGCATCTCATCAAATATAATACAGCTCCAATCCGGTCCATGCTTCCCCCTCACCGATCCCGACAAAACTTTAAAGGTGGAATGTGTCCGCCGGTGGTGGATGTAGTCGGTATAAATGTCAAACTGTTCACTTAGTTTATCGTCTGCCTCAATCATTTTCTTGGCAGTTTCATGTATAATCTTTGCCTGATCCTTGTCCGCTGCAACCACTCCAACCCTAGCGCCTTTCTCCCCGTCGTATCCAGTCATGTACAAACCAATGGCCGCAAGAATTATACTCTTTCCGTTCTTCTTTGGAATCTCCTGGTACACAAAACGGTAACGCCTCTTGTTATTATCTACCCTTTTATTTCCGAAAACCTGCTCAATAAGTTCACGGTGGTAAGGGGTCAACTGAATGTACTCCCCCAACAACCGACCTTCTACGTGGGTACAATAACGTTCAATGAAATTACAGGGGCGTTGTGCCGCTGTGTCATCAAAATAGTATTGGTTGTTTTTTGGCATTGCACTTTGTTTTAATCTAAATCTAATTCCGCATCTTCATCTGTATAACTCCCCGGTGGTGGTTCTGCCCCTTTAGGCCGGTCGCTGATAGTCGTCACCTTCCCAACCAAGCCCCTCGAGTAAGGAGTTAACCCCAACTGTTTTGCATTGGTGTTAATGTCAACAAGCAACCCTTTCATAAACCTGGCAAGAGGATGTACAACCCTGGTACTTTTTGCTTGCCCGTCCTGCATTATACCGCCATCCTTTTCCACCTGTGCCCTTGCCGCTATGTAGTCGGATAACTGGAGGCAATAAGTGTGTAGGGTGAACACGTCAGTAGTTGCAAGTTTCTTCGAGGCAATAAGTTCGTTACCCAGATAATTATAAAATGCAATCGCCTGTTTGTTGCCCTTAATCATATCGTGGTACGGTGGTAGCTTGACCAGCTCAATACCTATACTGACTTTTTCGGGTCGGTAGCGCTGTGCAACT